GTGACAATGTTATTGTCATCTAAAAATGCGTAATGTGCCATTATGTCCAACTCACATTTCCTGTGCCAGCAGTAATGGTTGTTATTTTTGACGAACCGCTTGTAGTTGTCGAACCAGTTAAACCTGCCCCAATGTTTATTGTATAAGCGCTTGGATAACTTAAAATAACAACACCTGAACCGCCTGCTGCGCCAGATGCTGGACCGCCGCCACCACCGCCGCCTCGGTTTGCTGTTCCAGCAGTTCCTGGATTTCCTCCACCACCGCCGCCACCTGAGCCGCCTGTGCCGCCCGTTGATTGTGTTGAACCACCACCGCCGCCACCAGCGTAAGTTACCGATGAACCAGAAATAGATGTTGCAACGCCATTGCCGCCATTGCCTGAATTTCCGCTAGATACGCCAGCAGTACCGACTGCACCTGCACCACCGCCGCCGCCTGAGCGAGCGCTGTTACCTGAACCACCAGCCAAGCCACCTGCGTAACCTTGGTTGGTAGTTCCTGCTCCTACTGTTCCTGTTGCGTTTTGGTTGGAAGCACCACCACCTGAACCGCCTGCTGTTCCGTTTTGCCCGCCAGTATTGTCGTTGTTGCCGCCTGCACCGCCGCCAGAACTTGTGATAGTTGAAAAAATAGAGTTTGAACCAATAGAACCAGAACGGTTTGCAGCTCCCGTTGTATCTCCTGCACCACCTGCACCAATAGTGACTGTGTAGTTAGTTCCAGTCAAACGATTAAGAGCTGATTCAATAGTACCACCGCCGCCTGTTGCTGTGACTGTGCAACGCAAACCACCTGCACCACCACCGCCGCCGTAACTTCCACCACCGCCGCCGCCTGCAACTACTAAATAGTCAACCAACAATGGAGGTGCAACGTAACCACCATGTATTCCTGCAATTACATTAAGCAATTGAACCCACCACGTACCAAGTGTCTGTCGCAGTCTTAATGCAGACCGCTGTTTTGTATTGACCCAAGGTTGGAGAAGCTGCAACTGCACCTGCTGAAAGGACTGTAGTCGTGCCAGAGGTAACTGCTGAGATTGTGACCGCTCCTGCGCCCTTGTTAAGAATAGTGATTGCTGTGCCTACTGGGAACGCTACTGAAGCGTTTGTAGGAATCTTGAAGGCTACTGCTGTCGCCTTATTCATAGGGACTAGGACTTGGTACTGATCCGCTAGGACTGCGGTGTAGTCCGCTGTCTGGTCAGACCCGACTGTAAAGGTCACTAGACCATTGACGGTAGCGGCTGTAAGTACGTCGCCTGTTGCTGCTGGTAGTCCTGATGCCATTATTGCTCCTAGTAACCTAATGTGTTAGTGCCGATTATACCGTAATACGAGCTTCCAACGATGAAGCCATCGGCTATTGGCTCAAGCGTTGTAATAGTTGCCATCATCTTGTTCGGGGTGATGTCCCATTTGATTCCTTGGTATTGCAAGTTTTTGACAATAGTCGAGCCATCAGGCTGGACGTTAGTAATGAGAAGGTTGTCGAAGAAGTCCAGACCAATCATTGTGTCTGTTGGTACTGCTGGGTCTAAGAGATCAACAACCATTTCGTCAATGCGGATAGAAGTTGCTGCGCGGGTGGCAATATATTCAGCCGCGATGTTAGCGACGATGGCGTCAGTTTCCGCAATCAACTCTGTCTGGTTGATTCCATGAGGGAAGTATTTATCGACTGATGCTTGGTTGGTTGCTGTAATAGTCGCGCCGCCAGTACGAGCAAAGTTGCCTGTGTTGATGATGAGTTTGTCATCGAAGGCGAATACAAGGTTACGGTAAGGAATGCCACCAGACTGGTTAAACGCTACAGGCGCAGCCGCTAGGGAGTTCATCACGTCTGTGCGGTTCTTAAATATAGCAGTACCAGCACCGTTCATATAGAAAGCGCCAGTCTCGGAAAACTCTGCGTTTTTGATGGCTGCAAGGGCTGTGCGCGCTGTGCCTTGGTCTGCGATACAGGTGTTCAACCCAGTTGAAAGGGTGCGCATAGATGAGGGGAATGAAACTTGATTGAGGATAGCCGCAATACGGGCAGAGGTAGTCTGCCCTGCTGGAGCAGATGCCACAGTAGTGATATTTGCTAGGTTGAATAGACGAAACGCGTCGGTTGCGTAAATATCAACGTAGCCAGTTTCTTGGTTGACTGGATAGGTGTATTTGTAATCTGTAACGTATCCAGAAAATAGATACTTTTGTGTGGTGGCTGTGGTGGCAGATACACGAATCTTGCGAAGAGGTGCAAGATAGCCATAGTAAGGGCTGGCTGTGTTTTGTGGGTTGAAATAAGAGTTTGGATCTAAAACTCGAATAACGGCTGTACCAGCCTCGTAAGTGTCGCGCTGGATATTGCGACCACGGGTAATGCTGATGTTATAGACGTTAGGGGTGAGGTCGATGACTGGTTCTGGAAGGTCGGAAGTGCCAAGGGTGTTAGTGCCTAAAATTCCGTATTTAGGATCACCAATAACGAACCCTTGATAACCAAAAGTCGCGCCGTTGGAATAGTCAAAAGATACGGCTATCTGTGCTGGGAGTGTCATTACCCGAATGTGCTCACTAGGCGTTGGACTGAACTAGGGATACCAGAGAGGCTCTGAACCTGAAGGCTGTCAGCAATCGCCTTCGTGAGAGCAGAATCGCCAGTAATGGTCAAGTTAATATCATTAGCGTTATATGACAGACCAGTTTGCGGGCTGTATGAAACAGCTAAATCGCTTGGTAACAAAGGACTCTGCATACCGTAAAGTCCATTGAGAACTTGGTTGGAATACTGGTTTGAGGTTGATCCAGAATAATCACCATAGCCCGCTTGGACTCCAATAGCAGCCAATTCAGGAGCTAATGCTGCTGGCATGTAATTGGTCGGTAATTGTAAAGTTGCCTGAAATTTCTTTTGCCAATCCGCAAGCCAATCATCAAGGAAGGCAAATGGGTTTTTAATCTTGGTATCACCAATACTGATAAAGTATTTGTAGAGACCGCCCGTAGCATCTTGAGCCATGAGAATCTGCTTGGTTAATTGAGTCGCCAATACGTCATTATCATTAAGAAGCGCAAGCATAGCTTCAACGCGGGTGCGCTCTTCTTTTGATAATTGTCCCTTGAGCGCGGCGATAAGTTGAATCTGCTCCATGTCAAAGACCGTGCCAGCCTTTTTAAGAGCGGCTTGCTTCTTTAGTTCAGTTGTATTTGCCTTTTGAGCTGCAAGAATTTCTTTCTGGCGTTTAGCTGCCGCTGCTTCCGCTGCGCGCTGTTGTTGGGTTCTTGCCCAAGTGCCAGCGGGAGAGGAAGATCGATTAGTTGAAACAGGCTTACCTGCCAAAAGTTCATCGACATTTCCACCAGCTAAAAAGTTTGTATAACCCTTTCGAAACTTCTCGATTGCCCCAATTACAGTTCCAAGCGCAACCACCAAGTTACTGACTGCCTTGGCTATGTTGTCAATGGCTTTGGCTGCATCTTTGGCTTCTGAACCGCCAGCGATACGAGCGAACGCATCGACCAACCCTGCTCCAATGGTTTCCTTGGCGTTAGCCGCTGCCACGTTAAGCACGTCCATCTTGTAAGCGGTGGTCGTTAAATAGTCGTTAGCTGCACCCGCAGACTTAGCCAACATAATACTAAGAACTTCGCTGAAAGATTTGGATTTAAGTTCAGCTTGTGTAAGTCCTGTGTTGTATTTCTTCAACCCCTTGGTAATCCCGACATAACCGTTAGCCAAATCCTGTGAAACGGTAGCAAGGTCAATCCCGCTCGCTCGTGAAATTTGGATTGCATTATTAAGAAGTTCTTGGGACTTGGTTAGCGATCCAGTAGTTGTCAAAAGAGCTTGCATTGCTGGGCGAAGTTGGTCGTCCAGAATTCCCGAAGATGTTTCAGTCCGCTTGATGAAATCTTCGACTTTGGTCTTAGACAGCGATAAACCTAAATTATCGACAGCGGTAGCCAATCGACGAGCTGCTGCTTCGTCGTCAGCAAAAGCCTTGAGAGAAGCCTTGCCAAAGGAAACAATGGCTCTTGCGCCATAGCCAACGCCCAAAGTGGTGGCGAGAAGTTTGACTGACTTGTTGAGTTGCTGCGCAGCGGTTTCCGCTTGCTTGAATCCTCGAAGGTCTGCCTTTGAGTCGATAAATATGCCGACGTTTTCAGTTGCCATTACGCAGCCTTTCCTAATGTCTTTGAGGCTGCGCGAGCGTAAAACTCTGTGACAGTCTTGTCGATTGCCTTCATGACTATCTTGTGTGCGCGACCTTTATCTTCAGCCCAAGCACGATAAATAAGGCGACCTTGACCCTGTAAGCTAGAGACCAACGGCGGCAAATTAGTGATAAATTGCTGACCCGCGTGAGGGTTGTTAGATCGTGAAACGCTTTTACTTGCTCCACTCGCTTTTGGACCAACCCAAGGTTGCCCCTGTGGGTTTTTGCGCCCTGCTGTTTCATAGATTGCACCGACGGCTGATTTGTTCTTAATCGAAGCCATCGAAGTAAAACCGTTTTTAGATTTCTTGCTGACGGTTGTCGAGTAAGTAATACCGCGCTGAATGATAGATGCGTTATATGTGGGAAAGCGACCCTCTGAAAAAGAGCGAGCCGCCCAACCACTCATAGGAGATTCTGCTGGGACGAACCCTCGCGCCGCTTTTACAACTGGCTTGAGACCAGAGGCAATCTCCTTGCGAAGATTTTTCTCAAGGTCAGGGGCAAAACGACGCAACGCCATGCGAAGGTCGGTATTACCTCTTATTTCGACGGTTGCCATCTTCCCTTGCCTTCGCTATATCTTTTAAGACTTGAATGTGAGTCTTGAACGCCATCGGTGAAAGTTCAATTATAGATTCGAACGGAACTCCGTACTCATAACTTAGACGAGCTGCGACATAAGTAACGGAGTTCCGATCTACTCTAAAGGGTCAGACTCTAGAACCTCAACTGACTTGAGAGTTTCTAAGAACTGTTCCCCGAAAGGTTTTACTGTGACGCCTGAACGTCGCATAGATTCCCAGCAGAGCCAGTAAATATCTGACTGCTTCTGATCTTCCATAAGAGCCTTGTGAAAGCCCTTCTTGGCGTATTGCTCGAACGCGTACTCAATCAACGGAGTGATTTCATAATCAGTCGTCGTATTGTCCGCTGTTGTAACCCTTAGCTTTGCCATTTTTAGCCCCTTACTTAGTTATTAGAATGTACCTGATGATGATACAGCAACTGTACCGCAGACGTTCCAAGTTACGCTCTGTGTTGAGAGATCGCCTGTTGCGCCGTTAATGTCAGTAGTTCCGTTGAGGAGAACTGTCATTGTGTAAAGTGGATTAGCTGCTGATACTGCTGTTCCCTTATTCTGAAGAAGAACGACAGTTACTTGATTTCCCCAAGAAGCCTGAAGTGTCTGAAGAACAGAACCTGTGGCTGTATCGTTAAGGAAGTCGATTGTTACTGATGAAGCCTCTAAACCTTTAATAAAACGATGACCACTATCACCCATCGCTGTGGTTTCAAGCTCATCGAAGTTACGGTTTAGCGTAATGTTGTTAACGTGGTCGGAAAGGTCAACGGAATTAACCTTTACGCCTACGCCATTGTTTAGAAATACTGCCATTGGTTATTCCTCGTCTTTCTTTGACTTTGTTGTTGGCTTTGTTTCTACCTGACCGATTTTGATCAGGAATGCATCTGTTTCTTTTTGCCACTCTGACATATCTGTAAAGTAGTCCATTTTAGCTCCAACTCGTTACTAGTGATATTTGCATCTCGCAGCTCAACAGATCACCTGATGCTACCGAGAGAACTTGTGGCTGGGATACTTGTCCCACGTTGTACGAAATGGTGTCGTTTTCTGTTGCCGCGAATAGCGCGTTGAACATTGTTACGACTGCGTTTTCAATACCTTGAAGATTGCCTTGGTTGTCAAGCATTGGAACTGTAATAAGCAACTTAAAGTTTGCTGTTGGTCCTACAGTCGCCCATGAATCATTAGAAGGTTCGAGATATGGGTCGTCAGGAATAATGACTACGGAGTTAGCTTGAATGGTTTGCGGTGGGTAGGCAAAGACTTGGTAAGTTGTGTTCTCTGTTAGTGCAGTCGCAAGCGTCTGACGAAGGGTAGTTACTGCTGGGACAGTCATCAGCCAATCATCGCCCTTGGGTTGCGGTACGGTGCAATAAGACCGTTAACCTTAGCGAGCATAGCCGCGCCTAAACGGTATGGAGATGGTGTGTAGCCATCGACTGACACGCCACCGCTAGAAGGTGCTTGACGTGCTTGCCAGACGTCCACGGCAAGCATAAGAGCTGCTTGACGGATTGCTGGTGTTGCTGCGTAGCCAGTCTCTTTAGTATCTGCTCCGAAAGCTGTGCCATAAGGAACGACTAGACGATAGTTCTCATCTGCTGGAGTTCCTGTGAGGTTATATTGAATTAAAGAATAGCCCTTAGGAAATGTGTAGTAAGTGTATGGAAAAAAGTAAGTGAACAGCGGGAATGACCCAGAGCCTTGACTCCATGGGTAGGTGGCTGTAATCGTGTGCGATCCGTTGTAAAGAGTTCCAACGTTCTTGACGTTGATTGTCTGTCCTGCTGTAAATCCGATTGGTGCAGAGATAACCAAAGTAACAACCTTGTTTTGGATTGTGCAACCAATAACAGGAAGTTGATTGAACCAAAGATACTGATTCAAAGTATCTTCTGCGGTCTGGCATGCCAATTCGAGGTCTGCGTCACTGTAGAGCGTTCCCACTCCGAGGACTGACCTTAGTTCGTCTGCTGTGACGTATGTGGCTGCCATGGTTTCCTTTCTAAAGACCGAACGGGCGGGGAAGGGCTCTGCCCCGCCCGTCGGCGTACTTAGTTACCTCTTGCTTATGTGAGGTTGAAGCGACGAACGCCAGCAGGGATTGTGACCTTACCTGCGCCGTAGCCGTAGATTGCTGTCTGAACAGCCATGTTTGAAACGACGTTAACAGAGAAGAAAGCCTCTGGGGTCTCGAACCACATAGCAGTTTCTGGGGCGATTATAAAGGCAGATTCGTCAACGAGACCAGTTGTGACGTTCTTGTCAACGAAGAGATCGAGTCCGAGGACGTTACCCTTGATTGAAGTTGGCTTTGAATCACCAGCTGCGTTCCAAGGCTGTGAAGCGTTGTAGATTGGGCGACCTGTTGTATCTGTGTAACCCATGATTGTTGACCACCATGTTGGGTTGACAACGAGGTTAGACGCGAAGTATGAAGAACCTGAATAAGCTGCTGCTGATTCGGTTGAAACGTAAGCAATCAAGCCAGCGTTTGTTGCTGCCTGTGTTGATGCCTGTGTTCCCTGTGCTGTAAGAACTGCGATCATTGCAGAGTCAGTTGCAAGGCGGTATGCGCGCTCCAACTGGATTGCAAGCTGGTCGAAGAAGATTGGGTCTGAACGCTCTAGGAGTGCTAGATCGACAGTCTGCTGTCCTGCGTAACGAGCGAGTGTAACTGTCTCGTATGCAGAAGTCATTGCTGTATCAGATGGTGCTGTTCCGTCAAGTGCGTTAGAAGCAACTGTTGGAGCTACTGATGAGCCGCCGCCAGCTGATGTAACGAGTGATGGAATGTTGATCTGGAGACCAGATGCAGGAGCAGCCATGCGTGTAACTGCGTCAATTGTTGGACGACCAAAGTTTGTGTTAGACACAAAGTTTGAGAGGTACTGGATTGGGTTGAACGCAGGGTTTGTAGCCATTGTTGAATCAGTAGCGATGAGGCTACGATCTTCTGATGCTGCTACCCATTGGCGTGAAGTGTCATCGCCAAGTGCTGCCTTGATTTTGTGTTCTGTGTAGCGACCCATAGAAGTAATTCCATGGCGAACGCGTGTTGTTCCATCACCGTAGGCTGATGCAGCCTTGATGATTGGGCGTGAGGCTTCCGCTGTTGCTGCTGCCTCAGTTGTTGCGGGAGTTGTATCTTCTGACACAGCTGCCTCACTTTCTGTTGGTTGGGTTTCTTCTGTAACTACAGGAGTTTCAGAAACTTCTTCTTCGCCTTCTGATGCGGCGACTTCGAGGACGCGAGCCTCGGTAAATGCAGGAGATTCAACGAGTGAAACTTCCTTAAGAATTGCTGCGCTTACAATAAGAACGCCGTCTTTGCGTTCCTTTGATGAGATAACTTCGACGCCTACTGAAAGACCGTCGATAAGTCCTTCGCTAGCCATGACGAGATAGTCGGAAGCCTTTGAAGCTGCTGACAACTTGAATACACCGTCGATACCAGTTGAGGTTTCAGAGAATGATTTTGCACGTCCGATTGGATCGTTAGTGTTGTGCTGCGCGAGCAACTTAATCTTAGATACGGCAGGAATCTGAATTGAGCCACGCTCGAAGATAACCTTGCCTACTGATGTGTTTCCGACTGCGCCGAATGGGACAATCTGTCCAGCGATAATACGGCGTTCGCCGTCTGCTGCTTCGATTGCGCTGCTAAAGGTCAGTTGCATCTGGTACTGACTCCGTTTCTGCTGGGGTTGGGTCTGGGGTTTCGGTCATAGAAGATTCAGACCCGTCTGGGGCTAGACCTTCCATTTCCTTTGCTTGGTCTAAAGAGATAAGTTGAAGCTGCAAGAGCTTCTCTGTCACAGCAAGGCGGTCTTGAGGATTGGCGCGTAGGAATGTCTCATCTACAGCGAACCGCACAATCTGACCGCGAGGCGTAATGTCGTCCAATGAAAGGCGATCTTCAATCGCGCTGATATATGGAGCGAGTGTGTATGCAAAGAATTCTTTACGTGAATCAAGGACGTTCTGATAAGTCGATGAGCGGTTATGCTCTGCGTTGATCATGTGCGCTGGAACGTTCATAGCGCGGGCAATTTGAGCCGCTAATTCTTCTACTGAATCGTTGTAAGTCATTTCAGCAGGTGAATATGATGTTGGAACGTACTCAAGAGTAGAAGTTAGGTAAGCAGTTGAACGATTCTTGCGAGCCATCTTCCAACCGTTAAGAACGCCTTGAATGACGTTATCTGGAAGGTCTGCACCAGAGTTCTTGAGGTAACCAGTTGGCTGTGGTGATGAAATGCCGACGTTTGCAGCTTCTTCTGCTTGAATCGCAGAGTTGATAAGTCGCTGGGAACGAACGAGAAGTCCTTGGTCGAACGCTTGGAAAGTAACAAGTGATCCAACGCCAGAATCAGGTACTTTTGTACCGTTAACCATGTAGTAGTCAACTTCTTGAGTTAGTGTGTCAAGTTTAGTTGTGACTCGGTTGTTTTGAATCCACTCGAATGAAGCAGGGCGTCCGTCATCTGCATAAACGGAAGTAACGCGCCAAAATGCTTGACCGAACATAATGAGAGAGTCAACCGTCCACGCAATAGTGACCGAACGAGGCGCACGGCTATCTGGCTGGCGTACCCATGTAGGCATTGCAATTTCTTCGCCAGTATTAAGCGAATACATTTCAAGCGGAATAGTTGCGATGGTTGACTTAATAAGATTGAGACATTGGTTGACAGCTGGAACTGAAACGGCAGCTTGACGATCTATCGGTGATGCCCAGTTGTTCCAACCGCCCATACCCATGGCGTAAGAGCTTCCAAAAGGCGCGTCATAGACCGCTGGATTTACCTGCGCTGTGATTTCTTTTTTATTACGCCCAAAGAGTGCCATAGAGTGCAATTATACACTACATATAGTGTTTTAGTAGTAAATCGCCGCTACCTGTTGTGGTTTCATCAACATGGTCGTAACCATGGCAGTTGCGATTGCGCCAGATATGTCGCCACCACTAGATCGCTTGATAATGCGCCATGATGAGTCGTTCTGCTTGACTGCGCAGTTGTTCATCTGTTGAATCCATACGTCTTGCCCCTTATGGACTAAACGCTTATTGTCAAGAGCGTCTTTGAGGTCTGTGCAAGCCTGATAGAACTGCATACCCGAAATATCCTGCACAACGCACCCAGAATTGGCAAGGCGTTCAGCAATCGTCTGGGTTGCGTACTTGTCGTAGCAGATTTGGCGGGGAAGATATTGGTCTGCCCACGCTTTAATATCTGCCGCTATTTTCAGGTCATCTACCGAGACTTGGCTCTCCCACGTCTGCAAGATTCCAACTCCGATGCGACCGTCTGGCAGTATTTGACCAGCAACCAAGCTCGCATTTCTGCGAGAAGGATTGACGTCGAAAGCGAATACCGTGTAACCGCCGATTGGGATTTCAAGAGTGCTATCAGAACAAGCCTCAATACTTCCGTACGTCCATGGCGACTGTAGCGATGAAACCCATTGGCAGAGCATTTCGGTTCGAGTGTTTTCAATAGGGCTTGTAGCAACTGACTCTTCGAGCGTTTCTTCCGTGATGGTGTAACCGAGTGCTGGGTTCGCTTGCGCCCAACCCGCACGATCATAGATTCCACAATGCGGCGCAGCTGAATACTCATAGAAGCCAAAGGATTTAGGCGGGTTTTCAAGGGCTCTTTCTCTCATTCCGTTGAGGACTGTGCTAAACGCGTCTCCTGCGTTCGACGTCAGCCATATATGGGCGTTAGGTCTTGCTCTCGTTACTGGGGTCGCAGCTCGATAGGCTTCTTCGCCCCATTCACGCAATTCATCGAGGAAGAGAGCGTCAGCCGTACGACCACGCGATCCATCTCGGGTTGCCGCCACAATGTCTAGGCGTTGCCCAGTTTTCATCTCAATACATTCCGTGCCATTCGCATAACGAATAGCCTTCACCAACGCCATGAGGTTTTCGTTAGACTCAAAGACCTGCGCGACCTGTCTAAAGGTATCCAAAGCCATGGCTCGGTTAGAAGAAGCGATGATCACGTTCTTGGACTCCCATTTAAGCAAGTGAGCCAAGATAAGCATACGAGTGAGGTGGGTCTTACCGTTCTGGCGGGCTACCAAAATGAGGTTGGTCTTGCGTATCCAGTTGCCGTCCTTATCTACCGTCAAAGCGTCGCGTAGGACATGCTCCTGCCACGGCATGAGAGGCATCTTGATAAGTTCAGCAAGGTCTAATACGTCTTGAAGCTTGTTAGCCCCCTTGAGGGGAGTGTTTTGAAGCCGTGGCTTAGTTGCCCCAACTAGCTTCTTTTTACGCGCTGCCATGACTGGTTCAAATCCCTATCGGTCTGGCTGTAAATGGGTTGTCCTCGGCTGGAATCGAGCGTGTTGGAGAGATATTGTCGATAAAGACAGGGGGGGTAACCTGCCTCTGCAAAAAAAGCCCCTCTGAACGAGAACCCTTTGAGCTGTTGCATCTACGACATGCAGCTACAAGATTATCCTGCGCTATAGGGTCACCACCCTTAGCGATTGGTATCACATGATCTACAGTTGTTGCATCTTGTCCACAATAGAAGCATGTGTGCCCATCTCTAGCCAAGACTTGTAAGCGCACACGCTTATAGTCCCTAGACAATCGAGGGTCACCGCGTCTGCTACTCATTGCCAACCTTTAACTCTTAGATGATGTAGTGCCTTACAATAGTTAGGCTCATCATACTTGGTTATCCCATATCTATGTGATACATAAGACCAATACCAATAGAACTGGTAATCAGCAGGTGCGCCTAATAACACCCTGCTTCTACCTTGATAATAACCATAATGAGATCCATTAACAGCATTAGCTTTGAATCTTGATTCTCTATAGATAATGGAATTATGACAATGATATTGCTTATCAGTTAATTGAATATCTGCTAATTGCCTAATGCTTTTGTGTTGCTTAATGTCGCCACTTGATGCCTCACTCGGTAGGCATAGAGCTCCCACCAATGCGATTGCAACCCCGCAAGCAATCCGCTTCAGCGGCTTGCGGTGAGCCCTTGAGGGGCTCTTGCAAGAGAGCATACCAGCCCAGTCAAGCATGTGTATAACATGGGCGTGTCGTGAGCGTAGTTTAATGTTTTGTACCATAGTTATCCACAACTGTTAATAACTGCAACCCAATGAACTTAGTATAAGCAGGTGGAATTGACTCAACCAATTCACCCCAAATCATGTGGTTAATACCCATAGCCTCATTAGCCTCTGCCATCGTCTTAGCTGTGTGTCCACCATTGGGAATCTCATCACGCATAGAGCCATATATACCTACAGGCTTGCCCTGTGCCTTATGATCACAATGATTGCCCACCAATGGGAAATTAGATTCGAATAGTCTATGTCTGCGTACCTTGAGCCCAAAGCCTGAACCACACAACTGAATAGGGTTAATCAACGGTGCATTAGGCACGTTCTCAATTACATATGGCTTGCCTAATGCGATCAAAGCCTCACGCACTTCTGGAATCATATTGACCTTGGTGGTTGATTTACCTTGAGCGTTGCGCAGGTGCTTAGTCGCACTAAATGTCTGACATGGTGGGCTAGCTGCAATTACGTCGAACTGGCTCAAGAACTCAATGTTCAAGTAGTCTCTTACGTCGCCTTTGATATATGTATATGGGTAACGCTTGCCGTGCTTTACGTCTATACCTGTAACCTCAAAGCCAGCCTCTGCGTAGCCCATAGAAGCACCACCAGCACCGCAGAATAGGTCTAACAGTTTTGGCTTATTTGTCGGTTGAATAGAACCCTGAACCTTTAAAATGAACTGCTGGAACACTTGAATACACCTTTCGCATGGACTCCCCACAGAACGGGCAATCGAGATCATGTGGTTCTGCTATTGAGAACTCTTGGTCATATCTGCTGTTTGATTGGCATTGTTCGTTATTGCATTCGAACTCATAAATCGGCATCAGGAACGTCCTTGTACCATTTCTCGAAACCTGAACAACTTTTGCATGGTACGTCCTTTAATTTCCACGATCCACAAAATGTGCATCTCTCAGGCTCAAGTTTATCAGAATCGGTTTGAATATCGGCGTATCCAGCCTTAAGTAATAGCTCAACCAAGTCACCAAACCGCATAAAGGCTAAATATTCAGGTACGGTCTCCTGTTTATCAGATTGTCCGTTCATGCGACACACCACGAACGGCAACTCACGGTGAGCAGCCGCTCTCATGGTGGCTTGTTTGAGCCATTCTCTCGGAGCGAAGGTGCTGCGACTCTTTACTTCGCAGTCAAAGGGTACATTTACAACATCCTTGCCGTTCCCTCGCTGCACGGTAGCTCCGCCCCACCATTGCGCTAAATAACGCGCAACGCTTCTCTCTGTGGCGTATCCCCTGTGCTTCCGACTCTGGTTAGACATGGATTAGGTCATGCCCTTCCAGCAGAGTTAACAACGCCACATTTACAAGTCCAAGACTGCTTCATATAACGTTCTTTAATTTGCAATACTGATGGGTGTTCGTTGCACCCTTGGCAGATAATGGCATAACCCATCTCTTGTAGAATCTGCGCACTAGCTCGTATGTGAGCCATCGCTTCATCATCTGGGAATTCTTCCCATTCATTATCCTGGTTCTGGAAGTAAAGTTTTCCCATTAGTTAGCCCTCGGCTTCCATGAACCATCATCTGCGATTGAGTACCAAATAGGATCACACTTATCGGGATTATCTAGCAATACGCCATTGTGTGCGCCAGAGCAATACCAAGCACCGTAAGGCTTCTTAGTTGTCTTGCTTGTTCCCGTTCTCCATACACGCGCACCATGGATACAACTCTCGTCTGGTTGAGTGCCACCAAGGACAGCCTTCACCGTCTCGACTGCCTGTTCCATAGTCTGAACTGGTGCTGCTTCCCATTGTGTCCATGGATCATCTGCCTTTGCTACTGGGACATATTCTTTTGAGGTGTCAGCCATCTTAGCCTTTACTTCCTCGACCTTAGCCTTTACCTCATTGTGTGCTTGAACCTTTTGCATATCCTCGCGTGTTGGCTTCTTGTCCGTGTCAAGCACAAGGCTCAAAGCTCTGCCTACTGCGCTAGTTACTGTGTCCTCGACATAAAACTTACGCATAGATTGAGGATATGTAGAAGCCACTCCAAAAGCGTAATCGACACCGGCTGGCTGTGTATCTTCATGCTCACGGTAAATCTCTGCCATGGCTAAAACTTCACCCTTGCTGCTATCAAGGCTTACCACCTTGGTGACGATTCTGCCGCCCAAATGCAGTTTTTGGAAACGTGATACGCGATCAGCCACGGTCTCATATGAACTCAAATCAAACATATAAATCATTCTCCTCGGTGTGTAGTTGACCCGCTATTGCAACGTACGCTGCGAGGTCGATGTAAGTGTCTGTCTTAGCAGTTTCCATGCTTCTTGCGATTTTGACCAATGCCATACACATTGCCACCTGATAATCATTAATTGGCATTTCGAGGTATGCGCTCCAGAGTGAGGCTGTTCGCTGCATATTGTCTTGAGGGTGACCGTAGTCAAGTCCTCGGTCTTGGATAGTAGCTCGCGCTTCGTTGAGGTAGTCACGGGCGTTCATCGGCTAACCTTGAACTGTTGCTCGAGCTTCTCGTAATGCTTGCGTACTGCCTTGCGCCCTGCGACGTATCCGTTTGCATAGCCAGAGCGATTGCCTAGCCAGAAAGCAAAGCAGATCATTGCAAAAGCGATGATTTGTCCTACTGTCATTTTGAGCCCTTCTGTAGTTGGTAAAGCCAACTTTAGGGCATACGGGCGAAACAACCACCATTTTTAGATAACGAAACGATAACGATTTCATCAACCGTTTCATCGCCAAAGCCAGGTCTAGCGAACCCGTCCATAAACTTTACCCTGCACAATAAACGTGCCGTTCTTCTCGATGTGAATAATGTCCACTTGGACGTTGCTTCCCTTGACATACATGATTGCAAAGGCTTGCTGCCAATTAGCCGTTCCCTTGGTGTATGAGGCCTGTTTGAAGTCCATTAGATTGCCAACCTCAACCCCATGTAAAACACGCCCTAAACGCCCGCCAGAGGCTTCTGTGAAGGCACTACGCCCTGCTCTATGGGTATGTCCAGAGATGACGTTCTTGCCGTGCCTACGAGCCGCTTCAAGGGCTGAAAGACCGCCTAGGTTCTTAATAGGCGTATGGTCGCCATGGACGGCAATCCAGTTGGGCGCGATGTTCATCGGGTTCTTATGAAAGGTAATACCTAGTTCATCGAACTTCATAAACTTCTCAAAGCGCAGCTCTGGAAGGCTTAAGAATGACGGAATCTTCTTCATAATGATGTTATAGAGACGGTCTGTGTGGTTAGACCTAATACAGTCGGTAACCCCTAGTTCCCATAAGAGATCAACGCAACGGTCACGGTCTGCCCCAAGGCTCTGTTCGTAGGCTTGTGGCGTACCTTCTGACCATTTGCTAATAGTCTGGAAGTCAATCTCGTCACCAATAGTAACAGTCTGGTCTGGCTTAAAGGTCTTGAGGAATCTTGCAATATTGCGAGTGACGTGAACGTCCTCGAACGGGACTTGTAAGTCCGAAAGTATTACGATCTTCTTAATCGTCGTCCTCATCATCATAGGGAATGTTGTCTATGCGATTGGGTAGGTTAGGCAGTAGCCAATCAGGGAAGGCGTCACGATCTGCAAGAATCCAGAAGGCATGAGTCTCTGAGAATCCTGCACGACGCAAAGACTTGTACCACTCGTTCATCGCTATTGCATAAGCGTCTAGCGCAGAGTAGGTATCCAAGTCAATGACTGGTCGTTTCCTTGCCATGGGATAAGTGTTACTTACCTAACAACTCGATAATGGTATCGACACGCGCTTCTAAACGATTTACCTGGTCCTTAAGCGACCCACCGCCATTGGGCTTGAGTTCGCTCAAGTAATGCTTAATCATGAATTGGGTATATGAAGCAATACCACCAAGAATAGAGATAACAGCCACAGCCCAAGCAGCATAATCGGCAGGGCTCATAGGATCGTAGTCAAAACGTAGAGAGTTGATGTACCAGAGTTTTGTACCGCATAAAGTGAATCTGAATCGGCAAGAGTTAGCGTGGCTTTATCGCCATTATCTAAACGAAAACCTGTTGAGGTAGTTACGTCAGACCCGCCAAAATAAACGCTTGCGGTGCTGTGCAATTGAACCTGAATTGGAGTTCCCTTAGATTGAGCAATAAGAACTGGCGTTGTGCCGATTGTCGGCTGTGATGAGAGCGCCATTACTTTTTAGGTGTTGCGTATCCGAATACGCCCGCTAGGACAGCCCAAAGAACTGCACGGTAGTCAATGTCAAAGTTAGAAGCTGCCCAAGCAGAAAGAAACGCTCCTGCTGTGAGTATTGCTGGGTCTTTCATATTCATGCTGTGCCGCCTATCATCGGGATATTAAAGAACGAACCATCTGTATCGCCCTTCTTAGTGAAAGAAACATGGCAATGTTTAACATGCGGATTGATTCCTTTATATGCTCGCCAACGCCAAAGGCTACGGGCAGACGATATCTTTCCGTTGAAGATGACATAAGAGATTCTCTTATCGCCACGTCGAGCGCAGAGTCGAATCTGATCTGCAAGGTCGCACATGTAGTCTGGCTTGGCATCGTAAGATAAATCCCTGTCAATATCAACCGCTCGGACGATGCCCGCTGCATCAGGATTGTGGTCAGAACGACGTGCCGAATGACGAGAGTCGCCAATCCAGCCGTCTGAGGCGCGATCTCTATCTGGGAAACTATCATCGACTTGAAGTCTAAGCTGTTGCCCCGCTTTGCATAATTTCGGCTGCACAGGTCTCACACTCCCATCGCTTTTTGTCGTTAAGTAAAAGAGTGTCGTGCCCGCACTCTGGCATTGGTCCAATAAACGCATCGTCTATCGGGTCGTATGTATAACCGATTCCTGCATAGTTATAGCGAATGTTGCTGTTATAAGAAGTGCGTTTGCAAACCTGTCCTCTGAAATTTCCATACCAAGTTTCAGTATCTAAACCTTCAATAAGTTCAGTTTCATCAATACCAACAATAACTTCTGTGACAATGTTATTGTCATCTAAAAATGCGTAATGTGCCATTATGTCCAACTCACATTTCCTGTGCCAGCAGTAATGGTTGTTATTTTTGACGAACCGCTTGTAGTTGTCGAACCAGTTAAACCTGC